CAAATTAAATTAGACTTAGGATTTATGAAACTAGAAAATTTTAGAAGTTTATTTGAACAACTGGCTGAAGAGGTTATGTACCATAATGGGGAAGATATTAAAGATTATAGGTAAGCTTGCTTCAACCTATTTAAAAGGTAGAATAAAAAAGTCTGAAGCAAGAGCAGAACATTCTGCAAGTTGGGATGAGATTGCGCAAACTAATAGTTCTACATCTTGGAAGGATGAGTACCTAACACTACTCATATCCATTCCTTTGATAATGTGCTTCATTCCTAGTCTTGTTCCATATGTAAGAGAAGGCTTTGCAGTTTTAGATACAATGCCTAAATGGTATCAATATACTTTTTCGGTTATAGTTGCAGCCTCGTTTGGTGTGCGTGGTGCAATAGGTTTAATGAATAAAACAAAGAAATAATTATTATGACAACAGCAATATTAACAGTAATGGATTTTGTAATAATAGTATGTCTAGTAGCAGGTTGGTACTTTAAGCCAATGCTTTTAAGAGATGCTATAGACTGGTGTAAACGAACAAAAGTAAATCTAGTATCTTACTTCAAAAAATAGATTAAAGTCCTTTAAAAATTAAAATAAAAGGATAGATGGAAAACAAAAATATTAAGTGGGTAAATATAGAAAAAATCAAACTTAAAATGCTAGTGGCTGACATGAAGCGTTATAGAGTTTGTTTTAGAATACTATTTGGCTACTTGATTTTTGATCTTATTCAACATCTAGGTTGGCTAGAATTGTAAGATCTTTGTAAGGAACAGTATGCTTGTGTCCACACCAAGGACAATACCAAGCTGGTTTCTTTTCGACATTAATATTTGTTGCAGCAATACTCCACCATAATTCACACTTATCACAAGTGAAATGATAAATTATTTCATGTGAGTATTTCATTTTGTTTTTAAAAATTCCATAATTTTTTCTTTTTCGTACCCTATTTCTACAAAATGTTCTACTATAGATAATACTCTTTCATCTTTTTTATTTCCATATAATTCTATCCAGCCTATAATATAATTCCTAATTCGATCATACATTTCCAAAGGATATTGAGGTTCGTTAGGTCTGCCAAATCTATGCATCCATTTTAAAAATGGCAAACATAAAACATTACCTCCGTATTGCCTAAATTTTTCTTGTATGTACCATTCTTCTCCGCCAAATCCTCTAAATTCAGGATTAAATCCAACCCAATGTTCTTTCTTGCACGAAAGTAAACCACAGCCTTGCATCTGTATTTCAAAAGGATCTCCTTTATCTAAGGCTTCTTGATTGGTATCCCATGTTCCGAACATTCCTTGACTCCATTCAGGTTTAAAATGCGTAGAAAAACTTTTTAACTCATCGTGCATTAGTGGACCTTGAATCAGGTCTTTGGTATTTGGAAAAATAGAATAATAATCAATTAGTTTTTTTAAAGAACCAGGAACTAAAAATACATGGCAGTCAATGCAAAGAACATAATCTCCTTGTGCTTCTTCAAATACTTTTCCTTTTACAAATGAACTATTGTATTCTGTGAATGGTATATATCTACCATTAGGTACGTAGTTTTCAATAAAATTATTTACTTCTTTTCCGCTAGGACTATCTGGATTATTGTCTATAACTAATAGTTCAATCTGATCTGTTACTTCTGGATGATACATTCTAATGGCTTGAACAGAAAAAAATACTCCATCATAATCGTCATAAGTAGCCATTCCTATTGTTAGTTTTTTCATTTTATCTATAGCAGTAGGGTAGGTATTCCCAAACAATTTGAGTTCCAAAAACCGTTAAAATACTACGGTTTTCAGCCTTCAGGAGCATCTTTGAGTATACTTCTAGCCCTATCATCCAAATCTTCTGGCTTTATTTGCCAATGATTTAGTAATTCCATTGTTAAATAAGTTGTCTTTTTACCATCATATTTTTCATCAACAGGTCTAACAGAATGTAAAGGACATATTGTAATTGTACAGGCAGCCACCTGTTGTCTCCATGTTCCTTTATCTAATTCATCATAAGTAGTGTCCTTACACATTGCATCTATTGCTTTTCTTAGACTTTTCATATTTTACTCCACATAATGTATTGCGGTAACTTCGTTTTCTAAATAACGATGAATACGATTCAATTTTATTTTTCCTTCTCTTATTAAAATTTTAATTACATGAGCATCTTCACGATTTTTAAAAATATTTTTAATTTCTTTTTCTGGTAATCCGCCTATATCTGTCCATATATTTCCTTTGACATCCAAGACTAATTGAAAAGTTAGTAACTTAGCTTCTATTTTTTTGTTTTTTTTCTTTGCCATTATAATATCTCACAAGAATCTGCAACACAAGCAAGCTCTTTAGTATTCTCTGTCATGTCTTCTTTTTCATAATCAGAAAGTAAAGACCAGTCTACATTTTCATTTGTTTTCGTTAACCATTCTTTGTATTCGTCTTTAAAGATTTCTTGGTATGGTGCTTGCTTATACGAGTGATCAATATAAGGAAGAAAGGATATACCAGAGATCATGTCAAAGTTATCCCATACCCATGCTCCTACCTTTAACCACTCAGCCTCTCTAATAGAGATGGTAGCAGATGGTTTATGTTCACACCAATGCCATTGATAAAGTTTCCAAATAGTTAGATGTTCTATGGCTGATAAATCTATTCTGTTTAAAGAATTATCAGGAGATTTAATTGGAAAATAAAACACATAGGTATGGTCAGGTTTAGTAATATCATCTTCGTGGTAGACTCCTTGATCAACCATCAACTGCGCAAGAGGATCTTTCTTGTCTGCACGAACAGTTCTAATATAATATGGACTGTGCCTTGTATGAATACCACTAGCACTATCAACTAATTGACTAACAGTTCCACTTGGTTTAACACAGGTGATAGCAACAGACTGATTAATGCCTAATTTCTTAGACCATGTTTTGTTTGTTATAATAGCGTATTCTCTTAAATCCCAAAGATAACTTTGTAATAATCCTTCACTTCCTTGACCACTCATAATTACATTGTCCATAATACCAGTTAAGGATACACCAAGCAGAGCTTCATCAACTGTATTGTTCTGCCAAGCTTTAGTTAAATATCTAAAGTTCGTCAAAGTTGCTTGGAACGTACCGAGAATTGTTGCTAACTTTACCTTTTTTTCTACAGAAGTGTATGTATCTTCTGCTCTGATTACTACTTCAGTTAAATTACAGAATTGTTTGTTGCGCAAGATGATCTCGCTACAAGGATTGCAACCAAAGTCTTTGTATTCTTCTCGTCTACCATTTCTTGCTGCTTGTTTTTCAGCAGCTTGTCTATTAAATATACCTCGTTCACCACTACGACTTTCGTACAGAGATAACCACTCTCGCATGAACACTCCCATCTCTGCTGAGTCTGTGTAAGCCACCGAGTTATTAGATAATGCCCTGTGTTGGCTATCTTCCCACCATGCGCCTGACTTAGCATTGCGCATACGTTCATCTGAGAGATTAGACAACGAAATAAGTGCTGATCTTCTGACACCACCAACAACCACGACCTCTGCAATCTTGCACATCAAGTCATGGCAATCAATAGACACTAGCTTCTTTTGTCCTTTAATATTAGCATCTTTAAATATATTAATAGTAAATTGAAACAAATCTTCAAGAGGTGCTGGACCACTAGCTCTACCACCAAAGGTTTTTAATCTTGCACCATGTGGTCTTATATTAGATACATCCCATTTAGGAATTTGTCCTGCATAAAGCAAAGATAAGAATTCTTTGTAGGCTTTTGCCCAACCAATCTTCGAGTCAGCTACCTTAATGATGGTATCTGTATCATGTAGTTCTTCCGAAAGATCAGGAAGTTTATTAATGTACTGTCGTTCTACGCTGAATCCGACACCTGTACCACACATCAATATATAAAGTGTCTCATCAAATGCACGAGGAGTATCAACAGCTACATAACTACAATTAAAACCTGCTACATTATCTCGCTTTAGGGCTTTACCTGCTGACATTAAGGCTCTCATTGATGGCATAATTTCCAAGTTAAGAACAGCCTGTTCTAGTTCTTCTCTTAGTTTCTTAGTTAGCTTGTAGTTGTTGTTCTCTTTTAAATGTTCTTCAAAGAAATCAAAGTATCTTGCGACTGTCTCTTGCCAAGTCTCTCGTCTTTGTAAGTCTTCGTTCCATCTAGCATACCTGCTTAGATGTATGAACTGTTGGTAGTTTGTGGGTAGTTTAGTTTGTTCTTGTTTCATTTTTTATTCCTGTGTGTTTAAATAAACAATAGCGTTTGTTAATCTTTCTGTGTTGTCTTTAAAAAAACCAAGTCCACTATTACAATAATTACATAATAAACCTCTTATTTTATTTGTTGTGTGGCAATGGTCTATATGAGCAGAAGTTCTTCCATTTTTGAGAGTAATATCAGCAAAAGAAGTTAAACAAATTTTACATTTATTATCTTGTTCTTCTAGCATATTATCATATTCTGCAGATGATATACCATATTTATTAAATCTCCTAAATACTTTTACAGTTTCTTTATTATTTTGATACCACTCGCTACAACTAATATTATTTTTTTCTTTATTGTTTGCATAATATTTTTTATTATATTCTTTTTGACGAGCAAATACCTGTTCTTTTTTATTATAAGCAGCTATCTGTTCTTTATTGTTTTCATAATATTCTTTTCTATAAGCTAACCATCGTTCTCTATTCTTTTCATAATATTCTTTGTTACGAGCAGCTATCTGTTCTTTATTTTTTTCATAATATTCTTTCGTTTTACTTGCTATCTGTTCTTTATTCTTTTCATAATATTTTTTAGCATAAGCAGCTCTCTGTTCTTTATTCTTTTTATTATATTCTTTTCTATAAGCAGCTATTTGTTCTTTACTCTGTGGCATTTTCTTTTATTGCTTCCTCTGTCCATAGGTGTAATGCTATTATAGCATAATGAATAATTTTTAATAAGTCTCCTTGATTTTTTAATTCACCAGTAACAGGATCAGGTTTCTTTCCATATCTCATAGCATACTTCATGATATTACCAATACAAAAGCCTTCTCCATGATCTGCATCTATAATCATATCAGTTGCTTGATACTGTCCATATCCATAATGCCTTTCATAAGTTCCATCTACATATCTTTTTATTTGTTTTATTGTATTTTCTTCGTTGAATTTATAATCAATCTTATCTTTTTCTTTCATTTTTATCTCCATTCTTTAGGGAAGCTGTCTTCACTATACCATCTAAATCCATTCTTCTCTGCCCATTCTGCATGACTTCGTTTAGTGCCGTCTCTTCTTCGTTTTGCTTGTGGCATAGGAGCAGAAGGATTAGAGAATATGAACACTAATTCACAATCATCAGGCAACACTTCTTTAACCCATTTATATTTATTGTATTCGGCATAATCCCAAAACCTACCTTTAGCCTCAAGATATATTATCTTATCATCAATGACTCTTAAAAAATCAGGATGATACTTATGCGGAATAGAATATTCTATCAAGCCTTTGTGATGTTCCCAATTGTCTAATAGTTCCTTATGTAGATCATACTCCCACTTGGAATCGTATCCTTTAGGGAGTCCTTTTTCTACAGGTCTTTTTTTTCTAGGTTTTCTTTTCATAATTAGTGCATTGTCTCCCCTTTAGTGGGAGCAACAATCAAACCACTCTTACGAACAAGAACCTCTGCTTGTATTAAATCTTCTAAGCGAGATAACAAAGGTGTATCTATCTCTTGTATCTCTGCACCTGCAAATAGAACTCCACCTATGGATATAAGCAATTCTTCCAAAAGTATAGTATTTAAATCAATTTCTATTTTAGTTTTACTAGTATCCTTTTTGTTCATTTTCCAAATCCTTTTCGAGTTGTTCAAAAGTTAGTTCAGGATTTCTTTTAACTCGTTTGTAAATCCATTTCAAAGAGTAGGCACTAAGAATAAACTTTCTGTTCAAGTATATATGAGTTTGTTCTGATAAATATTCTTCTATATTTTTTACTGTTATTAAAGCTTTGTCTTCTGTGTTAGGTAAAAGAGAATGTAACCAATCAACTAGGATTTGTTTTCCTCTTCTGCGCACATCTTTAGCTTTTCTTCCATTCATTTATTTACGATTGCTCTTGTTACTTCTTGTACGCGTGGAAGTTTTGCAACATTTGTCAAGTACTCAAACTTCTTTGCATATTTAAAAACTCTTAAACCCATTCCTATATTAGAATCCTTACGACACACAAACTTATGTCTGCACCATACACAAGGTCTAGGAAGTTTCATGTTGCCTGATTTACCATCAGGTATAGTATCATAACAAAAATCAGGAGGAGTATCAGATTTCATTTGTTTCTTTAACAGTTTTATTCTAGCTCTTATGTTAGGTTTATCTAACTCGTCAGGTCTGAACAAAGCAAGATCTCCACTCTCCTTATTCAATGCAAGCAAACCACCTTTGTTTGTACCTTCGCTTTCTTCGTAAGCTGCTATCTGAGCCATGTACCCGAAGGGATCATCATCAGGAAGTGTTCCTTCCTTAAACTTTCTGAAAGCAAAACTAGATGCTGTCTTAATATCTACAACTTCTCCGTCTATTTTACAGTCCATGTGTCCTTTAATGCCGTCTACTTCTGCTTCTTTCTGTTCCGAATCAACTGAATGTCCTGCTAAACGAGCAAGAAACAAAACTACTTCTTCTAAGATATGTCCATACAGAAACTTAATCTGTGTAGGCGCAGAAAAAGAAGATGTCTTTTCTTTTGAATTCATATCGTACCATAGTTGCCTGTTTGGTTTGCCAATGTTAGACATTCTTAATGCTGGTTTATCGACTGAATAAGGTGTTGACCAATTTAATAAAGCTTGTTTCATAGCATCACCAAAATTATCAGCAGTTTCTTCTGATATGTCTAAGGCTGTGCCTTCTGTCAAAGCATCTAGCTTATCGTAAATGTCCTGTACTAATGTGTCTAATGTTTTTTTCATATTATATGCTCTATAAATCTAAGTTCTCTTGAGACAGGATTAAAACCTAAAAGTTTAACTCCCATTTTTATTTGTTTCTTTGTTCTTTGATGGCTTGGTTCTAAATTTGTTCCTTTGGTAAAGCTGCCGTCTCTGCGACCCGATCTTTTACTAATTTTACGAAAAGTCTTTACATCTATTAAAGTTACTTCATCTCCTTTTAATGCAATCATATCTATTGGTCCTGAACAACCTGAGTTCTGAAAAACTTCGTACCCATTATCCCATAACCAAGTGACTGCGTAGTATTCTGCAAAGTCTCCTTTTCTACTAGCATTCATTATTTTCTTCTTAATGTGTCTCACTCTTTATCTCCTTTTAAAAATCTTTTATAAAAGTCTTGTATGTTAATAGAACGATAGTGTTTCTTTGGATAACCTCGTGAAATATATCTAGCCCATCTTCCTGTAGTATAGTAATAAGCATACATAACTCCTGCATAATAAATTCTTAAAAAATGTCCTTTTGTTTTCTCATAATAAATGTCTTGTTCTTCTAAGAAACTAAGTACTTCTTCTAAAGGCTGTTCTGTAAGATGTTTCCACACTACTTCTCCTTTAGAATTTACTCTATCAAACTTCCAATTATATCCATCAATGTGTTTCACTCCAGTCTTCTCCTATCTTGTATTGTGCATCAAGAGGACACCTCATCTTGTAGTATTCTCCTGCTTCTTTTATTGCTTCTATACCAAGCTTGCCGAAGTATTCAGCATGGGCTTTATGTACTTCCACCTGCCACTCATCGTGTATGTTAGCAACAAATTTATAATCTAAGTTTCTTTTCTTTGCTTTATTGTTTAATATAATTAATGCTCGTTTCATAACGATAGCACCACCGCCTTGTAATAAGCTGTTCAAAGCAGCGTGAGCATTTCTTATGTGTATTCGTCTTCCGTCAATTCCTTTGATGAAATCCTTCTTTGCTGCTTGTGTAACTCTATCTCGAAGAGTCTTAAATGTTGGTTGATTAGCAAAAAAGCGTTCTCTAAGTTTTTTACCATCGGCTTTGCTTCCGCCAACCACACTTCCGATTTTTGCATCTCCTGCTCCGTACAAGAGTGCATATATGAAAGTCTTCGCCTGATTTCTTGATTGAAGTCCTGCAATTTTTTGATTTCTGGAGTGTATATCTCCATTAATGATTTCATTTGTAAATTCCTCGTCTTTCATGTAGTGAGCAAGCATTCTTAATTCAAGGCTACTTGCATCAATACCTATTAATTTATATCCTTTCGGTACAGTCCAACAAGCTCTGCACTCTATCCCATAAGGGCTTTTAGATGAAGGAACTTGTGCCATGTTAGGTTTCCTATGTGCCATACGACCTGTGATCGTACCATTAGGTATAACAAAACCATGTACCCTACCATCTTCTTCAACAGCTTCTATCCAGGATTCAATCTGTGCAATTCTCTTCTGAAGTAGAAGATATTCAGCTATCAATTTAGCTTCAGGAATATTTTTTATACTGCTTAAAGTTTTTTCATTGACCATAGGTAGACCAGTTGGTGTACGTTTTCTAGGTTTCCAACCGAAGTCTTGTAAATATTCGCCTATTTGTTTACGGCTGCTTAGATTAAATGCTTGGAGTTTCTTACGCATAAAAGGTACATAAATTTGATGTGCGAATACTCTTTTATATTCCTTATCTGTCATTCCTCTTTTAGACAGAGTGCCGTCTTTCTTTATATAAGGTCTTACTTCCTTATCATCTACCCATCTAGGTTTAAAAACTTTGTGAACTTTTTCTTCTATTCCACCCATCTTTTTATAAAAATATGCTAAGAGTTTTTCTGCTTGCTGCTTGTCAAATTCAAATCCATTTTGTTCTTGTTCTTTCATGATAAGACCTACAGCATGTTCAAGGTCTACACTTTCTCTGGAAAATCCTTTCGATTCCTTTTTAAGAGCTTCCAAAACAAGTTTATTTATTTGAACATCCCTAAGGCAATACTCCAACATCTTTGGAGTATAGGTTTCAAAATCTTCAAAATTCTGTTTAGGATATTTTAATCTATATCCCCACATTGCTAGGCTATGTCCACCTTCTCTTGAAGGATTAAATAATCGAGACAACACTAGTGTGTCTACTAATATTTTATTACTAAGATCTATTCCTAAAAGTTTTTTGATAACAGGAATATCAAAACCTAGAATGTTATGTCCTATTAATTTATCTGCCGACTTAAGTAACTCAAGACCTGACTCTAGCTGATGAGGAGCAAATTTATACGTTTCACCAGAGTCAGAATCTTGAGCCGTCATGCACCAAATCTTTGTTGGTTTTAGACTATCAGTTTCTATGTCAAAAACTAAACTAAGCATACTCGTTGAACTCCAAATCAGTTCCGTTTTCTTCAAAATCTTCTAATTCTCTTTCTAATAAGCGACCTGTTTCTCTATCGTAAAGAAGTTTAGTAGCGTAACCAACATCACCTGTGTATCTTGATTTCAATACTCTTAATACTGTAGTGTTTGCTTCTTCAAGATTATCTGACTGCTGATTACGCTCCAAAGCTATAACACAATCACTCAACTGCGCTATTGATTGACTTCCTCTTAAGTGGCTTAGATTAACCTGTATTCCATCTTCGTGTCCTTTGTTTCCTATTACTCTACGTAGATGAGATACCAATATTATTCCTGCGCCTGTCTCTTCAACAATACTTCTGAGCTTTGTCATGATTCTATCTATTGCCCTTCGTTCATCGCCTTCTGTTGTTGCGCTGACTAACATATGTAGATGGTCTATGACAATCCATTTGCAATCACAACCAACTATCATGTATCTTAGTTTAGAAAAGATCTCTTCAATTGAATTCGTTCCAAAGTGTGCATGAATCCATACTCTATTCTCGTTGTCTCCGTTGTAAAGAATATCAAAGTGCTTGTTTATTTCATCTTCCGTAAATTTTTCTAGCTCTTGATCAATGTATAGTCTTGCATTAGCTTCAATAGATAAGATACCGCTAATAGTTCTGTTTGGATCTTCTTCTAAAGCGATGATGCCTACGTTGTCATCTGTTTCTTTAATGAGCCAATGCTCTAATTCACGAGTGACACTACTTTTTCCTAAACCTGTGCCACCTGTAAGTGTAACAAGTTCTCCTTGTCTTAAGCCATAAAGTTTTTTGTTAAGCCCAACATAAGGGTACGGAACACTCTTCTTCTTTTCTCTTGTAAAGAATTTAAGCTTGTACTCAGATACGTTTATAACACCTGAGGGTGTATAGATCTTAGATTCCCACCAAGTTTGATTGAATGCGTTCTTAGCACCTGCTATAAGCATGTCATTGGCATCCTTGAATCCAGTAGGCATACGCATTATCTTTGCTTTTCCAGGTGTTAAAATTCTTGCTACTTTTTTGGCAGCTTCCTGACCTGGTTTGTCTCTGTCAAAACAGATAACTACATTGTCAAAACTTTCTACAAATTCAAGGCTATCTTTTATATCACGAACAGCACCTTGAACTCCTTGTTTAATACTGACAACTGCCCACTTCGATCCCAACATTTCGTATGCTGCTAGTGCATCATATTCTCCTTCAACAATGGTTAGATATTTTCCACCACTCTTGAATAATTGTTCACCAAACAATCCACTTTCATTTATAAAACCAGTTGTTCTAAAATGTTTATCGTGATCACCTTTTTTATATTTAATTTTTGTGGCAACTAATTGATTATCTGCGTAGTAAGGAAATATCTGATCACCTACTTCTGATCGGTGTAGTGGATCTATCACAATCTTTACACCATACTTTCTAGCAGTCTTTTCAGATATGTTTCTATGCTCTATCCTTGTGAAGATTCCATTCTTAGGAACTTCTAAAACAGTTTGCTTTTTTATATTTGTTACTGTTGCTGTTGCTGTCATTGGTTTTACCTCACCTGTTATCTTGTAATAGTCTGGAAAAAACTCCAAACAACTAAAACATTTTGCTGATCCGTCTTCGTTTATAGAACACGCATCACTACTGTTACAAACAGGACAAGGTTTGTGTAATTCTACAAATTCTGTATCCATTTTGTTTGCTCCTCTTAAAAACTCGAAGCCTACCACCTACCGAAGTTTAAGGTACTTCCTACCTTTTTATTTTAATCCTCTTCAGGCGGAAACGCATCAGTTTCTTCGATGTCAGGAACATCTGATTCTTCTGCTGCTACGTCTGCACCTGCATCAGCATTGACAATACTAATAATACTGCTCGTAAAAGAGGTTAATCCTGCGTTGACTTCTTCTAAGTCTAATACAAGATTCACTTTCTTTTGGTTCAAGCGTTGAATTCTACCAAAGATAGCTTGACCATCTTCAGGTAAGTCTTCAACATTTATTTGCACATCATCAATAGTGATGAAAGGTTTTTGTGCTTCTTCAGCCATTACTTTTTCTCCTTTTTGTTGAATTAAAATTCGATGTCATCAGCATCGTCATCGAGCATATCAAACTCGTCAGTCTCTCCGTTGTTGTACTCTACAAGATCCAGAACCTGGATTGCTTGCAGCTCCAACCAATTGAAGATACCATATTTGTTTTCGATTACTCGTGGTTGATATTGAATCCTAACCTTAGATCCATTTCCTACTGCCACATCTAATGGATTTTTTGCTTTATCCACAACACGAACAGGAGGATTGGTTGTTCCATCAGGTCGATTGTAATACTTCCTGAAGAACAATGCAGGTTGCTCATCTATTTCTTTTATTTTGAAACCTTTATCTTCAAACTCACGAGCAGTTGACTGATCAACTACTAATGTTACTTGATAAGTTACAGGTTCAAAGGTTGCATTAGGTACGCTCAAGCTTGCCCAATGAGCTATTCCTTCTTGTACTGGCATAATTAGCCTCCGTTTATTTTACGTTTTAATTTAGTCGTTATTAACTATAAGAGGGATTGTACAGGAATCCACCTACAATGTCAAGAACTATTTTAATTAAGTCCGATAAATTGCATGTACGGATCTATCTTGAAACCTTCTGGTTCAAACGATACAGCACGTATCACTTGGTCAATTGTCCAAGTTGTATCAATAGATTCACCTGTCTTATGATCAGAACCTATTAACAGACCTCTACCTGCAAAGCTGCCTACACCTGTAAATGTAAAGTATCGTTGGTTTCTTTTCAACAAACCCTCATCATCTATAAATAGATCGTTACCCTTATCTGTGTCGCTGTTATAATCCACCATTTGCACAGTAAATAACTTGAAGTTACCAAGATCATAAAGCTCTTCATAACTTTTGTATCTCGTTTCCGAAACTGTTTCCTTAACAGGATCAATAACGATAACTTTCTTTACCCTTTCTTTTTCACTCATAATTTTACTCCTCCTTTTTCTTTTTCATAATTTAAAATATACTAAATATCCAAACACTTCTGAACCAAAGTATTTTGAATTCTATCTTCAGCAATATCAATGTAATCAGAATTTAACTCTATCAATACTGCATTTCTTTTGTTTTTGTTTGCTACCAAACCTGTCGTACCAGCTCCACCAAACGGATCGAGAACAGTTCCGTTCTCTGGACAACCTGCTAACACACATGGCTCAATCAAATCCATTGGAAAGACTGCAAAGTGTGCGCCTTTAAATGGTTTAGTTGTTACTGTCCATACAGATCTCTTGTTTTTTGTGGGATAAGATTTCTCTAATCCTGTATGAGGTGTCAGTCCTGTTCCTTTGTTATGATACTTTCCCTTAGATCTATCTCTTGTTCCCCAATCTTTCGCAGGTTCTTTTATAGCCTCGTTGTCATAGTAGTATTTGCTGTTCTTACTTAACAAAAATATGTATTCGTGTGCTTTAGTGCAGCGATCTTTAACACTCTCAGGCATTGGATTTGGTTTGTGCCATATAATATCTTGACGTAGATACCAACCATCTTGCTGCAATGCAAAGGCAACACGCCAGGGAATGCCTATCAAGTCTTTTGGTTTTATGTTTTTGCTTGGCTTTGGTCTGGTCGCACCATAATCTTTATCGCCACGCAATGTTTGATTGGTTGTTGTTGTTCTACCACCACTTGAATATGAGTCTCCTAAGTTAAGCCAAACAGTTCCATCATCTCGCAATACTCGCTTGACTTCTCTAAATACCTTAACCAAGTTCTCAACAAATTCTTCTGGTGTATCTTCTAACCCAAGCTGACTGTCTTTTCTGATTGCACCACACTTTGGACAAACATCTCTTGCTTGATGTCCAGCACTAGCAGTATTGCTTTTCTGTTTATCGCTAACTTTATGCTCAAATCTTCCTACTTGATGATCGCAACCATCATCACCGCCTTCCCATGTAGCAGTTCCATAGTCTCTGAGTCCATAGAAGGGAGGCGATGTTACACAAGTATTAACAGATTGCTCTGGCATTTTCTTTAAAACTTCTAAACAATTACCTTGTATTATTTTTATGGTAGTCATTTATTTTACCTCTCGAAATGGTACGTTCTAGGATTCTCTAATCCGTTTATTAATTTAATTCGTTTCATGCCACGCATTTTAAATATGCCCTTAGTCAAGAGCTTATAATCTTTTTCATTATTAACTCTTATAACTACAGACATATCTTTATGCTGGCGCAGATAGTTTCTAGCATCTTTGACATTTTTAAGATTCAACTTAATGCCGTAATGTATATTGTCTTTCATGCTTGCTGCACCACAAATTCTATATACTCTCCTTCGGGTTCGTCATACTCAACGAACTCTTGTGCATATTTAATCCTTGCTAGTCTTTCAGCTTCTTCTTTTGATAAAGCTTCTACAACTATTACACGTCTTTCTGTAGCTATAACATCTACAAAATATGTATTCTTCTTCTTCT